ACAACGTTGAAAGACTACACAGCCGGAATAAAAACGTGTTTGTGGTACCAGAGGAAAAGCGGTGATGTCACCACATTCATTGGAAACACGATCATTATTGCTGCATGTCTGTCCTCTATGCTACCGATGGAGAGATTGATTAAAGGTGCCTTTTGTGGTGATGATAGTATACTATACTTTCCAAAGGGCACTGATTTCCCTGATATTCAACAGGGTGCAAATCTTCTCTGGAATTTTGAAGCCAAGTTGTTTAGGAAGAGATATGGTTACTTTTGCGGTAGGTACATAATCCACCATGACAGAGGTTGTATTGTATATTATGACCCTCTAAAATTGATCTCGAAACTCGGTGCTAAACACATCAAGAATAGAGAACATTTAGAGGAATTTAGAACCTCTCTTTGTGATGTTGCTGGGTCGTTGAACAATTGTGCGTACTATACACATTTGGACGACGCTGTCGGTGAGGTTATTAAAACCGCACCTCCTGGTTCGTTTGTTTATAGAGCATTAGTTAAGTACTTGTGTGATAAAAGGTTGTTTCAAACATTGTTTCTGGAATAAATGGCGTTAGTAGTCAAGGATGACGTTAAGATTTCTGAGTTCATCAATTTGTCTACCGCTGAGAAATTCTTACCTGCTGTTATGACTTCGGTCAAGACGGTACGAATTTCGAAAGTTGACAAAGTGATTGCAATGGAAAACGATTCGTTATCCGATGTAGATTTGCTTAAAGGTGTTAAGCTTGTTAAAGATGGTTATGTGTGTTTGGCAGGGTTAGTTGTGTCCGGGGAGTGGAACCTACCGGACAACTGCAGAGGTGGAGTAAGCGTTTGTTTGGTTGACAAGAGAATGCAAAGAGATGACGAAGCAACACTTGGATCTTATAGAACCAGTGCGGCTAAGAAACGATTTGCCTTCAAATTGATCCCGAATTATAGCATTACTACCGCCGATGCTGAGAGAAATGTTTGGCAAGTTTTAGTTAATATTAGAGGTGTTGCCATGGAAAAGGGGTTCTGTCCTTTATCTCTGGAGTTTGTCTCAGTTTGTATTGTACACAAATCCAATATAAAATTAGGCTTGACAAACAGTTAAGTTAAGATTCAGGAAACGATACTAAACAGGAGGTACAGACCACCAGAAAGTTAAGTTAGGATTTAGGAAACGATACTAATATAGGAGGTACGGTCCAACAAAAACTTAAGCTAAGACTCGAAACGATATCATAGCAGGAGGTACAGACCGACAAAAACATAAGCTATCGAATTTAAGTGAGATTGCAGATTTGAAAGTTTGATGGTTGCGAGTGATTAAT